CATGTCCGAAATGATATTCATCTCTACATGTTTCCCCCAATAACAATACTTTCAATGGTTTTTGAAGTAGAGTATTCAGGGATTCTTTCGAAAAATTTGACTTCTTTTGCATGTTCACTACCAATCACGGGTTTCCCCATCCAATCTGAACCGACAATCATTATATCTGGTTCAAATTTTTTTACAAGGGATTTTAATTGTTTATCATTTTCAAAAACATAAACTGCATCAACATATCGAATTGCAAGTAACATTTCCTTACGGACTTCACTAGTATTTATGGGTCGCAAATCACCCTTCTTCTCTTTGACTCGTTCGTCTGAATCAATACCAACAACTACTTTGTCGCCGAGCGATTTTGCATATTTTAACATTTCTATATGACCGGGATGTAGTATATCAAAACAACCATTAGTAAATACTATTTTCATTTGTTTTATCCAAAGCATACTTTAACGAATTACCAAATAAAATTATTTTTATAATACGAAACTATTGATTTGATTTCTGTATCAAAGTTTTTTTTACATTTCCATCCAAGAGATTTTAGTTTAGTATCATCTATAGAATACCGAACATCTTGGCCCATTCGTGTTGATGTAAAATCAAAATAATTTTCACAAACAATTTGTTTTGTATTAAAAAATGCTTCCAGTATTTTTTTTGCAACATCTAAATTTTTTAATTCGATGTTTCCAGATATATTATATATCTGATTGGTTATTCCGGTATCAATAATTTTTACTACAGCATTGGCAGTATCATCTACATGTAACCAAGTTCTTATCGGACTGCCCCCCTCATGTAACGGAATTTTGTTTTCAAGATTTAACATTTTACATGTCTTTGGAATAAATTTTTCAGTATACTGTCCAATTCCATAATTATTAGTTGGTCTAACGATTACATATGGAATTTTATAAGTTCTGGACCAAGCCAATACCAACATATCTGCTGCTGCTTTAGATGCACTATATGGATTACTTGGTTTTAAAATATCGTTTTCTGTGTGGCTTCCATCTATTATGTCGCCATACACTTCATCAGTACTAAACTGTATTATAGTTGGTATTTTAAAATGTTTTTTGGTTAAAATTAAATTTAATAAATTTTCAACACCAAGAATATTGCTTTGAATAAATTTTGATGTTCCTATTATAGAATTGTCTACATGCGTTTCTGCTGCTGTGTTTATCACATAATCACAATCTATTAAACTATCCATATCTATAATATCAACATTATTGTATTTAAAATTTTTATATTTTAATAATTGTGGTAAAATATTAGTATTTGCGGCATAAGTTTCTTTATCTATTCCAAAAACATAATGTCCTTTATCTAATAATTTTTTACATAAATTAGATCCAATAAATCCTAAGCAACCAGTCAAATATATAATTTTTTTCATATTAAATAGATCTTTTTAAATTCAAATAGCATGGTTGTGGTGAATATACGAATTCTTCCCAACAATTTTTTAATTCATCGATTGTATTTGGTTTATATATTTTAATATTTGACATGGCTTTTAATACAACCTCATCATCTTCTGCCCAGTGACTAATACCATCGTGGGAATAATCTCTATCTCTGCCGCTACCAACCAGTTTTACCGATAAATTTTCATAATTTACATAATTTCTTAAAAATTCAAATGGTCTGTATAATAAAAATGGAGTTATAGAATAGCAAATTGGTATTTTTTTATTTTCTGCTAAACCTATTCCAATTCCTATCATAAGTTGCTCTGCGGCACCAGTATTAAAAAATCTTTCTGAAAAGTTATTTTTACAGTTATCAAGAATACCAAAACCCAAATCTGCCGTTATTGCATAAATATTAGTATTATTTTTCATTTCAGAATAAAGAAGATTGCCAAATGTTTTTCTCATAAATTTTTATCATCTTCCTGCTTAAGAACATAATAATGTGTAAGCAAACCTTTACCAAAACTATATTCGGGTGGATTGGTTACTGTGATATTTATTGATGGTAGAAATGCTTTTAATCTTTTAACTAAATTGTCCGAATCCAAATAATCATAAGCACTCATACCATTTATATTGACATAAACCTGAATGTTGTTCAACTTTTGTTTATGGATAAAGGCTAAAGATTCCCATATAGAACCTTCAGCACATTCTCCATCAGAGATTAGACACCAAACATTTTTATTGGCATTTGCTAAAGCGTGGCCGACTGCTATTGGCAGTCCTGAACCCAGACTCCCCGTAGAACAATATAATTTATTATCTAGGTCTTTTCCTGGATGTATTCCGTGTTTATGCAATAGCATTACTGGATCTATTTTATAATAATGCTCTAATACACAATATAGAGCCAATCCAGCATGTCCATTGCTTAAGATGAAAACATCATCATCTTTTTTCTTTGAATATATATCAAGAATAATAGGGAGAGATCCTAGACAACTACTCAAATGACTTAAAGATTCTTGATATGTTATATCAATTATTCTTTTTTTAATTTTATTGAATATGATATTATCCATATATTTTTTATTTCCAAGCAAACAATCCATCGTAACCAACATATTGAACATTGTAGTTATATTTTTTAAATATGTTTGATAAAGTATCCATATTCTGTGGAATTGTACCATTTGGGGTGTCGTGTGTTTCCACAAAAAATGACTTAATTCTTTCTGAAACTTCTGAAATTGTTTTGTCGGTGATGGCCAACATTTCAGATCCTTCAATATCAATTTTTGCAAAATCTACTATATCAAAATTGTTTTCATCTAAAATAGTTTTTAGCGTTTTTCCTTTTACTTTTATATTTCCTGAACCATAATTATTTGCAATAGAATTCATTGTTGTATTTTCATTACAAAAATAAAAATCTATTTCACCATTATTTGGGCTAAGAGCTGCTTCACATAAAGAAATATTTGGACACCGAGATGTTAATTGTTTAAAAATATAAATGTGATTTGGTGTAGGTTCTACGCTTACAATTTTTTTAGCACATTCAAATACATGCAAAGCAAATAGTCCTATATTACCACCGCAATCTAAAATATTTAAATCATTTTTATTTTCAAAAAACGAATCATATAACTTTCCAGTAAACTGATCTAAAATATTTTTAGTGCAATTTGTGGGAGAAGAAAAATGTTGTGCTAAAATTGGTTCACTAACATCTAATGTTAGAATATTGTTTTTTACAGTTCTTAAAGTTCTTGTGTTTGACATAATGTTTCCTTTTTTATTTGTATGAAATCTTTTATTCCATCCTCCAACGAAAAATGTGTTTTAAAATTATACTTTTTATCTGCATAATTTACATCACAAATCCAAACATCACTCTCAAATGCTTTTACCCTTTTATCGTTAAGTGAAACGCTTCCTTGTTTTTTTGTTATTTGTTTGAATGTTTCATATACTTCAAAATTTGAATATTGTTTTCCAGATCCAAAGTTTACGATATCCCCACCACAAATGTCGCTATTCAATAAAATATCAATTCCTCTAATAAAGTCTTTAATATAGATAAAATCGTGGAATCCCTGATTTAGAGTCATATGAACATCATTGTAAAATGAATCAAAAAGTTTTGGAAAAAGTCTATGATTTTTTTCATAATTTCCGTAAACACTGTAAGGTCGGGCAACAACAATTGGGAGATTATATTCTCTGGCATAACCGAGACACATTAATGATGAGGCTGCTTTTGTTGCTTCATAAGGATTTCTAGGATCTAAAAAATCTTTTTCTTTGGAAGGATATTTTTTTTCTCCATATTCGGCAGATGATCCTATATGAATGAATTTTATATTTGTTTTTTTAACATATTTAATTAAATCATAAACCATTTTAACATTAGAATCAAACATATTTTCTTCTATATAAATTTCTGCACCACAATTTATTATTACATCTGGCGCACTTTTTAAAGATGTTATTAGATTATCAGTTTTTTTATGTTTTATTACATTAAAAAATTTTGAATAATATTCAACAAGATTTTTTCCAATAAAACCATTTGCACCAATTATTAGCATTTTTTTCATAATTTACACTTATTTTGTAATGTTATCTATATATTTATTTACTTCATCACTAACAATAGATCTTAGCCAATTTCTATATCCTTTATATTTAACATTCAAGTTATGAGCAGCACCTCCACCGGCTTGGTGTAATACTTTTACAATTAAAGTGGTATTTGTTATGGGATCATCTAAACATAATTGATTGTTTTTAACATATAATTTACTCCAACTTTCCCAATGGTTGTCACCTGTACCCCATGCATTTGATAGACCATATGAAATGTTTGTACCAACTTTATCTAATATCTTTGTAGTATACTTCCCGCCATTATTGTGGAAAATATAATTTAAAGTTCCCTGTTCATCTCTCAAACCGTTTATATTGTTAAATGCCGAATAATGATTTAATGTAAACCACTCTTTCCAAAAATTTGAATTATTGGAGGCCACAAGACCTGCATTTAAAAAATCAATTGCATTTATTTCTATATTTTCTAATTGAATTTTATTTCCCCAGTTATGCGCGCCTGCGTGGCCAGCACTGTTCATATTTCTTACACCAATTATATCTTCATTACTTTGAATTAATTCATCAAGAGGTCCAGTTATTATTGTATCACCATCTAAATGAATTACCATATCATATTCGTCAATAAATTTCATACATGATGTTGGAATCATCCAATGAGGTGTTAGCCAAGGATGTTTTTGTTTTTCATTAATAGTATCTAATGTATTAAAAATATAAAAATCAATATTTGGGTGAAAATACTTTAAAGAATTAATTAAATTTTCAATACTATTAATCTCACGCCAATCATCAGTACACCATGTGGTTAACATTATTTTTTTCATATTAATCCTTTAGGTTTATCTTTTCTTTTTTACCCATTATCATAAATGCATTGTTTAAATCAATACCAGACTTAAAAATATTTCCATACCCACGATCTAACATATAATCTTCAATAATTTGTGGTGTAAATATATTCACATGTTTTCGATTATTCCAAGGACGCCAATATTCTTGACTATAATCTGGGAGATACAAAAACAATACCCCACCTATTTTTAATTTTGAATACCAATAATCCATGGCATCAACCCAACGATCAACATGCTCCAGACAATGTGATGAGAAAATATAATCCAAATCAGTATATGGAAAATCTAAAGCATGGTAATTTCCTTCCAATATAGGGTCAACTAATTTGGCGCCAGGAAAGGCCCATTCTTCTTTCATACATCCAATATCAACGCCATGTCCACTACACACATGTTTAGCAAAAGGTATAGCAAATTGAGAGGCATTTCCTTCACTTTGAAATTTTGGGTATTTTTTATTATTAAATGTTATTGTATCAAACATGAATATATCTCCACGGGATGCTAAAAAGGTCAGCGATATCCTCTTCCGTATGTGGACTTCTAGTCACGCATAGAAAATTTGTTTTATTTTTAAGATTCAATTTTTCTAAAATATACATTAACGAAGTATCCACTGTTATTATACTTTTCATATTTTCAAATACCTTACACCAATCAAACAAACTGAATTCGTCGTATATTTTCATATGAATGAATTTAGTATCTCCAAATGTAGAATAAAATCTAGATAGATTTTTTCTGTGAATATCTGGTGGTGTAACATATTGTTCATTAACAAGACAATAATCTTCGTCGTCTTTTAATCCCAAAACATCATAAAATAATTTATTTTCTTTTTCGTGGTTTCTGTTAAAATCAAATGAATTTTTCCAACTAGTATAATTTAATGAACATATTTTATACTTTGCTTGCATAACTTGACGAGTAAATGGTTCAACCATATGCGAGGAATATCCCAAAGGTAAAAATAATATAGTTTCATCATTTTTTTTAGCTACTGCAATTTGTTTTCTTTCATAAAGCAGTTTAAATACATCTTTATGCTCAAAATCATCGTCCGTGCATACAAAAGTAACATTAGGACCTGTTTTTAAATATTTTGTTAGTTCTAGTATTGATCGTGCTACAGGCCAAATTATTTGATAACCATTGTTTTCAAACTGTTTACATATTCCTTGACAAAAAAATATATCACCAATTCCTGCTTCTTGTTGTATTAGACATGTTTTTTTCATTTTAGACCTGTTGAGTTAATGTTTCTTTTTGTGACCAGAGATAATGATACATAATCTCTTCAAAATTATATTCGCTTCTAATCAATTTAGATTCTAGCAACTTGTCACAATAATCCGAATCTTCACCAAAATTTTTCTCTGGGTAACCAATTTTCTTTGCAATATAAGTCTTAACAGGATTTAAGTGATTCAATGGTCTATACTGCCTACCATTATTTTTAAAATGACCATTGTTTTTATTTGCATGATTAAACAACATTGCTGCATTATTATCAACATAATACATTCCCCAGAATCCAATACCATCATACAGTCCGGTATTTAATTTTCTTACTATTTTAGGAATATAAGTTAAAGACACTACATCATCGTCGTCAATAAAAGAAACATATTCACCTTGTGCTTTATTTAAACATTCATTTCTTTTTTGACCTACTGTTTTTGTTCTATTATCTTTATTTACTATTATTTCTATTCTGTGCTTGTAACTAACAGGAATAGTGGAATTTAAAATTTCCATAAGACGATTCAATTTATCTTCTCTGCCGTCTACAGTTAATATACAAATAGACCAAAGAATATCTTCTTTTTCCATATGAAATTTATGTTCAGTCTTTACGATATTTTCTATTCTACTGAAAAAGGATTTTCCAAATTCCTGAGCTAACTTATAATTCTTTTCAATATAAGGTTTCATAGATTCATAAGTAGTTTCATCAATTTTATTGATTTTTTCTATAAAATCATCAAAATTTTCAACTACAATGATTCCACGAATATCAAAAAAATCATCAATATCGGGAGCACCCCAATAAATAGGAACAGTTTTTGTTAATAAACAATCAATTATTTTTTCTGTAAAATAAGAAGTTTCTTTTGTGTTTTCTACTGCGATAGAAAATTGATGATCAAATAGGTATAGTTTATCATCGTCCTTTATGTATCCATCATGTAGTGTTGGTGGATCAGAAAACGGGATAACTTCTTGTGTGTGTGGATCCAAAAATTTCCATGTAGTTGGATGTCTGTTGCTGGAATAAAATTTATTAGGAATTTTTACTTTGTCTTTATTATTCCAAATTTTTTTCCGTAATTCATATCCTACTTTTTGTTGCAAGCATGTTGTCAAAAAGGTCACACCAAATTTCTTATCTTTAATTTTATCCAAAATAGATGCATCAAAAGAACCTAAAGAATCTAAATGTGAATTTGATTTTTTATTTAACCATGTTCCGCCATATGGAAAAAATATACCATTATCTACATTTTCTATAATGTCAGGATGGGATGCTAAAATCAAATCATATTGATGTGCATTATCAATAATAACATCATTTAATTCTCTAGATTTGGAAGATGCAGGTTCATTAGAACAAATAAAAACTTTATATGCGTCTTTATTTTCAAAAATAATGTTTTCTTGTGATCTATTTTCGTTTCTTTGCTCGATGCGTAAATTCATTCCCGGTTTATAATTTAGTCCAAACCGAGTAATGTGAATTTCGCATGGAAAATCTAAATTAATTTCATCACAAAAATAATCACCATTTTGTACAATTGCTTTCATAATTTATATCCTATTTAAATTTATTTGCATTTCACTTTCAGTCATACCAACATTAGCAAATTGTTTAAGATTTTCTTCTTTGGATTTATGATCTGCTATACCCATTGTTATGTATGGGTCAAGTCCTTGTGGACATTTACCTGGCCAGACACAATAATTCATTGGCAAACAACCAATTTTTAATTGATTTGCGAGAAATGGTAAAACTTTAAACAACAATATTTCATGATCAAAAAGTTTTTCATTTTTCTTAACTGAGTCTTCGCATTTTTGAATCCACATTTTCAAAAAATTAATTACCTTTTCATTGTAGTTACAAAATATGGGCGATGCTTTTGGTTGTAAAACATTTATTTGTGAAGGTTCTACTACAAAATATGCAAAACCTAAATCTGCTTCGTGTTCTAATATTCGGTCAAATCCTGTAAGATCTCTATGAATTTGACTATCGATATCAATCCAGACTACTGGTTTTTTCTTTTCTTCTAACATACTTAAAATGTATTTTGGTTTTCGAAGACAATTTAATCTGTAATCATTTTCTGTTCTTACTTTTCTAAAGTCGTGAGGAAGATTCAATCTAAAGCATTCTTCTTTAATTCTATATGCATGATCGCTGTAATAGGGATCACCACCGACATCGCAGTAAAATGAAATTAATTCTGTTTTCATAGTAGTTTAAAAAGAATATCATCGGCCAGTTCCATATTCTTTACCCTTTCTAGATTATCAATTATTGCTGGAAGTTTACTCTTATAAAGTTCAGGTGTCAATGAAGAAAAATCAAAATCTTTAGTAAGTTCAATTATTCCTTCTTTATTGAAATAATTACCAATATCAGGAGCACCCCAATAAATTGGAATAGTTCCTGTGGCAAAACAATCCGTTATCTTTTCAGTAAAATATGTTTCATAACTATCGTTTTCTATAGTTACGGAAAACATATAATCGTTCATTGCTTCAGATTTGTCGGGCCAAATTCCCGCACCAAACCGCTTGGAACCATTTGCACCGCCATAGACATCAATTTTGTCTGAATGCTTTGATGCAATTGCATGTCGAAGTTTGTGTCCAAATGTTATTATTTTAGGAGAAGCAATCATGGATGTCATTTTGCTTTTTGCATGAATTTTATGTTCCTTTACCCAAGGAGCATTACTTCCTGCGAATGCAAATTTTATATTTGGTGAATACTTACACCATCTACGGTCTGATACAAAAATTGTATCATATGAGTTTATTAAACGCTCAATATTCTTTTCCCAAATATCTTCGGGAAACATCCATGCATGAAAAATAGCACGGGATTCGCATACCCATGCTACTTTCTTCTCATTTGGTTTTTTATTATAGGCAACGCCAGACGCAATTGCTTTGTCTATGAAAACTTTAATATCACAATTGTCTGTAGTCCATTCAAATGTTTTTGGTTTTAGATTTGAACAGGAAGAATATTCAATCGGAAACGGAGCACCAATAGCTTGTATTTTTTTCATAATATAAAGATCCTTAAATTTACTTTCCTATATGGTATTTAGGTACGAGTTCCCAGTCATTCTTGTCCTTAAATGAAAGAATTTTAATTCTAGCCAAACTCAATTTGTCCTTGTACTTTTCGGGATCGATTGGTTGTATCAATCCCCAATCAGTCAACAATTGAACTATGGTGTTTCTTCTTTGTATGTCTTCGAGAGTTATATCGCTCTCAAGACCATCCATAATAAACATCTCTTTGAAATGCATTATGGCATATCTACCTCGTTTATGTAAAATATGACAAGATTGGTATAGTTTCTTTTCCTTTTTGGAAGAAACTCCCAACCTTGTCAATGTTTCTTTAACTTTTAAAAAGTCTTCTTTATTTTTTAAATTGACTTCTACGCCCAAACTCGAAAAAATATCATCAGTCATAATTATTACCCCATTGTGTGATAATATTTATGATTTTCCTTTTTTTGCGCCGCCTTTATTCAGGGATTGTTTAATATGATCAATTTGTTCGGGTGGTAACAACCTAAGAACATCTTTAGCCTTTTGAGTAGAATAACCATAATACTCTTTGATGCAGTCTATGGTATTATCTTCTTCGGGTTTATGCCACTTACTAAAACGGTTCTTTTTTGCAACTTTGATACGCAAATAATCGTACTGTAATCTCTTGTCCAAATAAGGCATTTGATTCATTTGATTTACATAGAAAATAGTATCAATGAAATAAGATAGGCATCTATTGGTAATATAAGGAAGGTATTCTTTTTCGCATTGAATGTCCTCCATAAGATTTTTCTTATTTTGATTAATAGAATTTAGAAAATCTTTTAGTTCCATTATTTAAACTCACAACGCATCATTAATTCGACCAAACACGCTACAGTATTGATCTCTTGGTCTGCAACGAACCCAGACTTGTATTGGTACTCTGCAAGCACTAGAACCGCTTCAGGGACGCTAGAAGGGACTAGAGTGTCGTATAGACAATCGTAGATCTTCCTGAACAGTTCTGTCTGTGAGTTGTCTAAGTTGTTAACTACCCACTTTCGGACACCCGAGAAGTCCTTAATCTTCATTGAAGATACAAGGGTCTTTATTTCTATGTCTTTGAGATTTGCTAGAATTCCGGCATCAATAATACCTGATGCTGAATATCTCTGCAATTCATTAATAATGCGCCTAAAGTCAGGGAAATGCTTGATGATTAATTGAGATAATGCCTTTTTGTCGTACTTGACCTTCTCGTTATCTAGAATATATTCACAACGACCAAGCAGTTGCTTTGCAATCTCCGGTTTGTCGGTTGAGCTAATTGCAAAATCAATACAAGTGCATCGGGAATGAATTGGTTGAATAATTCGATTCTTATAATTACAGGTAATAATAAAACGACAATTGTTGGAAAACTCTTCAATTGCTCCGCGTAGTGCGGGTTGAATGCTTTGGGCATTACTATAATCAAACTCGTCCAGTATTACCGTCTTTTTGGATTCGGAGAGAGATACTGTGCTTGCAAACTGGCGAATATCGGTTCTCAATGTATCAATATTACCATTCTCAGAGCAGTTAATAATAATATGATCTACACCAATATCATTACATAATGCCCTTGCTACAGTTGTCTTTCCTGTACCCGCCGAACCTGCCAAAAGAAGATTTTGTGGTTCTCCTTTAGCAACCATGTCCTCGAAAGACTTTTTCAAGGACACGGGCAAAATACAATCTTGTATTGTCTGTGGGCGGTATTTCTCGACCCACAGAAATTCATTTTGCTTATGTTGCATATTAATTAAACTTAGAATTAGTCTCCATCGCAAACCAATACTTGAGATCTAATGTCTCGTTGTTAAACTGTCCAACGATGTTCTTGGAGAACTCAATAGTATAATCACCGGGAAGAATCTTAATGTTTTCCATCTTGAAATTCAAACTGAATTCAGAATTGGATTTATTTGCACCAACATCAACCTTGTAGTTGTTGGTGGTCGGATCCTGCAAATCTGATACTACTGCCATGATTCGATCATTCTCATTAACAAACGACAAATCGGGCAACTGAAGTACAGAAGACGCTTTCTGTAGTTCCGCAAATGTCTTTTCGGTAATATCGACCGAAAGAGAAACACTTGGCATATTTACATTCTTAGTCGGGGTTGTCAGAAGTCTGGGTTCTGAATAGAAATAAGTAACACGAGAACCATTACCCCCATGTATAACAACCGACTTTTCACCAAATTCAAACTTTGGCGTCGAAAAAAGACTGACAACGCCAAGAAACTTACTAAGATCCCAAATACCAAATTCAACATCAAATGTTTCCTCTACTGTTGCTTCCGCCATACCATTTTTGGAAGGCGTAATAGTTCGAAGAACATTACCGGGTTTTACCAAGATGTTAGAATTGAGCGTAGAAAAATTCTTTAAAACAGATAGCGTAGTCTTACTTAATGTGATTTCATTTTTTGTCATAGTAGTCATATTATTCACTCCATTGATCTTCATCATCAATATCCAAGTCATTATAGTTGTTCGTGTTGAGATTGTCAACTATATTTCTCAAATCATTTTTCATTTGATTCTTTTTTGACTTCTTTTGTCTTTCAACAAATCCGCGATCCCGCCTGGGATTGCTATCTCTGTTGTCTTTTTCATGAAAATCTCGTTTCACATCAAAATTCCTCTATAATTTCTATTAAGTTCTTTAATCTGTTAGTAATCATATAGGGAAGAACCTTTGACCTATCTGTTACTGACGAATTTTTAGTAAATTCACTAATAATATTAGTCTCTAATTGCTCAGGAATCATATCAAAATCAATAAGAGTTTTATTCCTATCCCAATTTCTATAATGAGGAGAATCAGAAATAGTATTAATATTTTCCTTGATTTCCGTAATAACTTTTTGCGTCAGCCTGTTTTGCCGCTTATCATCAACAACAAACACATCATCGTCGGATAGAATATTTGGCACACCATCCCCGGAATCGCCGCGCAAAATATGCTCCATCAAGAAATCGTAAGGATTATCACAAACCAAAAGTTGTTTCTTAAATGTGCTGTATTGAAAAACATTTGGATATCTCTGTAATTGCTGAAAATCCTTATCGTTTGAGATAATCAGAATCTTTTCTTGGTCGTGGTATTTTCTTGCAAGAACGGCAATAATATCATCTGCTTCGGCAGAATCTATCTTTACATTCTTGTATGGAAAAACATCACGAATTTCATCGCGGATTTTATTTAAGATCTGATAAATTTGATCCCAATCAAATTCAGACTTTTGATGAGCCTTTGCTCTATTTGCCTTGTAATTTGGAAAGTATTGCTTTCTCCAAGAATTAGAAGAATCATGGCAAATTACTAATTCACCATATTCATCTTTGAAATGCTTTCTGAGAAGGCGATACGAATTCAAAACCATGTGCCGAAGCAAATCTTCGCTTATGGTTGAATTGTCTTTTACGCTATGAAAAAGATTCGCTAAAATTATTTGGTTGTTATCTAAAAGAATCATGCACCAAGTATACCAAGGTAAAAAGTAAAGTCAATTAAAATTCCACCCAATGCAACCCATTCGCATCACTCATTAAAGTATAAGTTTTGCCTGTGTCGGGATTGAGCCATCGATCTCCAAGAGTTTTAGTAACGGGTTCATCCGTCTGAACAAAAAATCTATTAGGATTGATATCACCTACTCGTTCCCATCCGCTGTCCTTTGCTAATGGATTTAATCCTATGATTGTCTTCGTGGCGGCATAATAAATGCCATCAAAGTCAACAGTATCACCAATAGAATACTTAATGATTTTACCATTAGGATCATATTTTTTATAGACTCCTAAGAATTTTAGATTATCTGTTTTGTTCATTTTAGCGTTCTGAGCAAAAGAGTATGTGTATTAATTCTACCAGTAGGACTAGAATCTTTGGTTTTCTGCGTCTTCCAGTAATTATTTATACTACGAATCCCCTCAGTTTTTGCCTTGGTCATAAATTCAATTGGTTTTTTCATCTTCTTCTCAACAGATTCGGAAGAGAACCCAATAAGAGTTGACCCCTTGACACTAATTCCCGGCCCAGTTTCATCTGACTTGAAAATACAAGCCTTGCCGGTTTTTACATTGAAAGTAATAAGAGTAGAACAACCAACAATAGATTCAGGCAATATAGATTCAATTCCACTTGAAGTATCTTTGGTTAGATACTTAAGTTTCTTGATTACCTGTTCAGGCTTCTTCTTTCTCTTCTTTCTTGGTTTTCTATTGCTCTTTGCTATCGTGATTCTAACTGCCAAATGATCACATATTGACTTATAGAAATCATGCATCTTTTGTGCTTGCTTCTTGCTGAGAAAGGAATATGCTTCTTTCAATTGAGCGTCCTTGCCTTCTACAACCAAGGCAAATTCACTCAATCCTCGCTTAAAACATTCAAGCAAGAATTCACAATGCATTGCACTTGGTGCAATTTCTGTCAACCACGATTCAATATCAAATGTCTTATAATTTGGCATTTTACCGCGAATATAAGATTCATATTCATCGATCTTTTGCTCTAAATATGCACCAAGTTCATATGATTGTTGCCGTACTCGTTCCCGAACAGGCACTACTGGTACATTCGTATCGTGAATGTTTTTGCCAGTTTTGATAAGATTGGCAATTCCTTCATCGATGTTTGTCTTTACCTTTACAGGCAAAATACAATGAGATAGGGCAGTTTCGCATCTGCCACCAATACCCCTAAAAGTAAAATCATCGGTTGGAACTTTTGAAACATATTCCAATCCTTCGATTTTAAATTTCTTCATGTATTCTATTACACTATTCTTGTAGTCTCTATCTGTGAATTTGGTATTATACCAATTCAATGCCAAAGCAATAGACCAATATACACGATCTTCATCTTTAAAATCTTCAGGTTTCCAGTGCTTCCAATTTGGTTGCTTACCGTAAAAGATTTCTTCTGTTTGCGATTTCATGGCTTATAGTATACAAAAACTGGTTCGTATTTCAAATAATTTCCATTCACTTTACAGAAGTTCTTACATTTTGGTTTGCCATCTTCGTCCAACCGATTCTGCCCAGGCATACCTTCCATTGCCATTTTTAATGTTTGAACATATTTCATTCCGAGACTTTCTAATATGTCTCTTGAATCTTTTTCTAATGTTAGATATTTGCCAGAAATTTGAATATCGGCAATGTTCCATAAAAGGTATCTATTATTTCTCAAGTACTCAACACAGGTTTCTAGCGTTGGGCGGAGAAATCCATCTCTCCAAGATTCATAACTGGAGAATTTCTTATAAGATTGATTTTCGTTTTCTGAATATGCTTCTCTATTGAAATAAGGAGGAGAGGTAAAAATTAAATCAACTGATCCCTTGTACTTCTGAAATTCAACATCATCCTTTATTGTTTCCGAACCATGTTTAAAAATCTCGTAAGTATTGGTGGTTGAGAAGAATGAGTTTCCTCTATAAGTTCTAGTATTATAGAAATTAGCAAGATCAGCGTACAGGCCGCCATTCCCAACATCAGAAGGGAAATTATCCAAGTTAGGATCAGTCCCGACATAGTGAATATTTCTATTGTCATTGACAGACATTGCACCAAGAATGCGGCCGCCCCAACCAGAAGAAGGGTCATAAACCACAATTTGGTTTTGTGTGTAAAAAGATTCCGTAAATTTTTCATAAAGATACCTTGCCGTCAAAGGCGGAAAATTAACTGCGGGCTGAATATAACCTATTCTAAAACTGGGAAAACATTTGGGAAATACTTTATATCCCTTTTCATATACTCTAATTCTAAAAATCTTGTCATCGGGAATATTCTCTGTATCAAAGGTCGAATAGTGCCGATACGACAATTTAGGTTTCCAATTCAGAAATTGCTGTTTAGTTAGTGAAAGTATTTTTGATTGTTCTATTTGATAATAACCTGTATTCACGCCATCTTCATCGTCATGTTGATCTAAAATAAAATCATGATCTTTGAAAATGGAGGGATTGCTAAAGTATGCTTCCATCCACTCTTCTCCACTACCAACAGAAACAATAGCGTATTTGCTATCGTTTTTTATGGCCGAACAAGCAAAAGTATAAAGAGAGTCGCGGCGAATATGCCGGCGAGCACCCTTTATCATTTTTGTTAAATACTTGTCATTTGCAAATAAATCGTAAATAGAATAACCAGTATCGTTTTCACTGTAGTTTATTCTAGTCTTGTACATATTAGAAAACCATTGATCTGCTTCTGCACCTAAACGAGATTTATTGATAATTACATCTTTCTCGCCAGTCAATTCATCTACAAATTCAAAAGTATGTACAGGATATCCGGTGAGTTTATTAAACTCTTCGATAATATCATCTTCGTTTTTGCCAGTTCTTGGGGGACAATTAGTTGCATCCCATGCTTCAAGAACGACTTTACGCATATCTTTTACCCACTCTTCGAATTCGGAGTCATTCATAGAAACAATGTCTTCAAAGAAAACATTAATTTTATGATTTAAAAGATAATCGTTTCTTTCGTAAAAATGTTTCATGCGCCAACATTCCAAAATAATGCACCCGGTGTTGCGTGTTCTTTCATAAATTTCCATGCCTTTGCGTCATAAGTAGGAACAGAAGGAAAGGGTGGAGCATCAGCAGGATCAACTGCATCGAAGAAAGGAATGTCACACTTGTACATTTTTGCTCTACCCAATTCCCTCTGTCCCATTTTATGACCAACAGAAACACAATTAAATTCTGCTTCCGGCCATGCTAACTGCAACCCCCTAGTAAGAGTTCCACTAGATCCAACAGTCCATACTTCTTTTGGTTGAATCGGTAGAGTCTTTGCTAATTCGCAAATTTCAGATATTACTTCAGGACAATCAAATCCAATAGGAAATAGTTTTCTATTGTCGGTGTCGGAAGCAACATAATCTCTTGCTCTCTTTTGTGTTACACTAAGCATACCGTTGTCTACTCCGTGTATTGTAGCACCATAATTCATTGCTTTCAACTGGTAAGGATGAAGATTCTCCGGTTTTCTTTTTGCCATGAAAAGAATACATTTCTTATTGAAATGCTGACATACTCTTGCCAATGCAATTTGAGCATATCCTGTTGCTGGCGATGATCCATATACCATCTCAGATTGGGGCGAATTTTTAATTAGATTCTGAACAAATCTAGTTTTAGAACCGCCTTCAATCAAATCATCACGAACAACATAAAACTGATTGTGCTTTTCTATAACGGGTTTTGGATTTATCTCGTCGGTCATGTAAGTTTACTGAAATTATTTTTCTTTTCAAAACCAATAACATGTTGAAACTTATCAACTAATTGATCTGATTTGTGACTAATAACAAAAATATTAGATTTATCACTTACGGCATTCAATAACTTCATTAGTTCATCCATACCCAAGGCATCAAGAGAAGAATCAAAGACTTCATCAAGAATCAAAATATTACAATTTACGCTATTCTTGGTTCTGGCAATTTCTCTCCACGCCAACAATAGTGCCAGATCAATTCTCATCTTTTCTCCTTCGCTGAAATTCATATAACTAAATTCATCTCTATGTCTACTTTTGATCTTTTCATTGAAATCTTCATCAAGGGTAAACTGTGCAAAAAAGTCCATAGATGACAAAAATTTATTAATGTACTTATTCATAAATGGCAAATAGTACTTAATGATTTTTGCTTTAACCCCGGAATCTTTCAATAGCACATGGGCATGTTCGTGATATAAAAGTTCATCTTTATTCTCTTCCTTTTCCTTTTCAAAAACAGACAAAGAAGATTTATATTGGTTTAACTTTTGTTTCTGCGAATCAAGATGACTAGTGGAAGTTGTCATATCTGACAACTCTTTATTCAGAGTCGAAAGATACTTTTCAGCGTTCTTAATAGATGTCTTTTTCTGTACAATTTCCAAATTTCTATCCTGTATCTCTTTACTTATTTTAGAAATTTCAGATAATCTATTAGATACATTATTGATATTACCATCCAAACTAACTATTGCTTTTTCGTATTCAGTTTTCTTTTCATTTCTTTTAGATACTTCTGTTTTCTTAGTTTCCGAATCTATAGTCTGATTGCATGAAGGACAAGAAACATTTTCTTCAAAGAATGAAATATCTTTTTCTATGTTCTTAAGGTTTATATGAATTTTTGTTTTTAGTTTTTCAAGTTCATTTAATGATTTATTAGATGAAGTCTGATCTGCAATTTGCTTGACTAGTTCAGTAACTCCGCTCTCTAAATCGACAACTTCACCTCGTAGTGTCTGTATGTCATTTGAAATGTCATTTACTTTGTCCTGTACAAGTTTAATATCTTCATTACTTTTCGCTTCCATACTAGTAATGTGTTGTTGTTGCAGAACAATTTTTTGTTTTTCCAAATCTATCTTTGTTGATATATCCCGAAGTGTTTCTTTTATCTGTAGAATCTTACCCTTAAGTAAAATATTCATTGTACTAAAGACATTAATATCAAGAATATTTTCAATTACGGCACGACGATCCGATGCCGATAATTGCATAAAAGGAACAAATGACGAACTACCCAATATCACAACTTGAGTAAAGGTCTTATAATTCATCTTTATAATTTGATCTTCAAGAACTTCTTGATAATCAAGACTTTTTGCATCCTGATTAACTAAAACACCATTCTTATGAATTTCAAATAACTTAGGATTCAACCCACGACGAACTAAGTATTCATCAGAACCTTTAGTAAATTCAATTTCAACTAAACAATTCTTATCATTTATAGAATTTACTAATTGAGGAATATTGATCTTTCGGAAAGGTTTTCCAAATAGAGCAAATGTAATGGAATCTAGAAAAGCAAATGATTTTCCGCTACCATTATTACCACAAATAAGAGTGGTTGGATTTTTGTCAAGAATCAGTTCGGTAAAATTATTACCAAACGATCCGAAATTTTTAAACCGTACCTTCTTGAACTTTATCATTTAAAATTTTCTCCGGCACTACCATAGAACGGAAAAGCAAATCTTCAGCAGTTTTTTCTTCAGTTGGTTTGGATTCCTGCAAATCTTCCTTTACCAATTCTATCGGTTCATTCTTCTTTCCGCAAGAAGAACAACCACTAACCGAATCTCTCAAATTCTTACCACTTGGTGGCCACCCCTCAGGCGTGCCACGCTCAAATGTCATCTTAGATTCCATCTTAAGACGCATAGAATAACCAGCACCATAATACCATGTAATTTCTTCGTTTTGTTTAATATCAGTCATCGCATGGAGAGTGTAATACTTTAATGCTGTGTCTTGTGTCCAATATGCATTTGGTTGTTCGGAATGATTATAAACCATTCCATTTCCTAGAACTAATGCCATAGTATGACCATGCTTTTCGCATATAGAGCAACCACAACCCCAGGCAAAAGCATATCGATTCAATACCCAATCTTTGTTTTGCGTAAAAGTGCTATCCAACAAAACTACTGGGCATTCTTCAATAATATCACCGGATTTGATGTCCTCAGATGCAAAAACACCAAGTCCACTAATTTTAGACTTTCCTACATAAACTTTTGGTTGAATGAATTTGCTCTTTATTGCAAATTTATTTTCCTTTGCGACATATGCGGAAACATAATAACTGTGGGATTTTCTTGCCGGAAATCCATATTCATCATACTCAGGAACCATATCATCGTTTCCTGGCAAATAAATGGATGGGTCAAAAATCTTTGGTCTGTTTTCGTTTGATGGCATTTCATTTGTGTTCATAGGGTTAAACTCTCCATGTATAGATCTTTTAATAAAACTTTCAATTTACTTTTATTTTCAATACCCTCAAGTAAATCGATTTCTTTGTTAATTATACTCAATGTATCTTGTGCAACATCAATATCGCTCTCAATCAGTTTTTCCTGATAATCTTCTATTATTGATATTTCTTGTGCAGGAACAGCATACAAAGAATCAATAAATTTGTCAAATACAAATGGTTTTGTTTTATTGGATACTATTATCTTAATAAAACAATTTTTAAATTTGGACGGATCGTCTGACAATAATTGTTGTGTTTCCTGCGTTGTGTCATCATACTTTATTGTATGGAAGATCTTGTTTGGATTTTCAATAAATGTCAATTCTCTTGTATCTGTATCCAAAACATGAAATCCCTTGACGCAATTTACATCGCCAAAATTCAATTGATACTGAGTACCAAGATAATGAATGTTTCTACCTTCTTGCTTCATATGAAAATGACCAGATAGAACCATTTCAAATCTATTGAATTCTTTTTCTGTTATTCCATGTGGATGCACAACGCCATTTATAACTTGGAATCCTTTTATCTCAAAATGCCCAACCACGATTGGACAACTACAGGATTGTATAAAATTCAAACATTCGGTTTCATTATCTTTTGCAATCCAAGGAACCATGCCAATGCAAAGACCATCGAAGTTCAATTCTTCGGGTCTTTCAATAATACGAATTACATTGCTCTCATTATAAAACAACTCGCGCAACGAGTTCAATGAATTTGTGTTTTTATAATAAGTGTCATGATTGCCTACTGTTATATAAGTATTGATTTTATTCTCAACCAATGGAGCAAAAAATCTATTTCTTACTTGAGAGAGTGTATTAAAGTTAATAAACTTTCTTCTGTCTAATAGATCTCCAAGGTGGAGAACATTATTGATTTTGTTTTCCTTCAAATATGGAAAAAATATTTGTTCAAAGAATTCTAAAGAATGCTCTAGGAAAAATGGTGAATCGTTTCTCGCCCCAAAATGGGTATCATTAATAATTGCAATTTTCATTGTATTTTAATCGAAAAAATTATCTGTCTTTTTCTTTTTACGCTTCTTCTTTCTTTTCTTTTCTTTCGGTTCCATCTTATCAATGTCTTGTTCCGACAGAAAGAATGTCTTTTGCATAAATTCACTATAAGTACAAGATCCTTGGTTTTCTCTCAACCAATCAGTAAATTTACCATCCATATCATTCATTTGCAATGCTTTATATTTTACAAATGCTTGTTTCTTTTCTTTTTCTATTCTACGCAAAAAGGCATAATATATGATTTGGGTGAAATAAGAAAAGGGATTATTTGATTTTTTGGGATCAAAGTTATGCGCGTATAATAGGCAATTCTCTATACCGTCCCCAACCATGTCCTCTCGGAACGGATAATTGATAAAATTGGGTCGGTAAGACAAATGTTCAGCAATTTTGACGAAGCATTCAGCAATATAATCGCTTACAGGGGGTCTAGGATCGTCGCAGGCCTCTGCGGCGCGCACAAGTTGCTTCCAGTCGGTCATTGCTTCACAAAACTTAACATTATCTATGTAATGTTTTATATTTGTTATTTCTTTTTCCGGGATAGATTGTTCTACTACTGGATTTTGTTTTTTCTTCTTTTTCTTCATAATTTACCCATGCACAAATTATAACAAGTCACCAGAAGAAATCAAGAAATTTGTCCGAATTTCTCTTGACACCGCTGACTACTATCATTACAATTCCTGTGTCTGGTATCAAGAAGAACTATAGTTAGACTTTAAAGAAGCTTTAAGAGCTCTTGGGTGGATCGGTATAATCATTCGAATTCGGGTCGGGACTCCAATCAGTCCAACGATTACCGTAATTTGGATGATTTTTTTCGTCCCCTGTAAATTTATTATCTTTTTTGACCTTTTTCGCTATTTTGGATAATTGTTTCGGATCCAATATACCGGCGTTCATTAAGTTCATTAATGCTTCTGGGGGGAGCATCATTGAGATATAAATCATTGGTCTTTTAATAAAATCTATTTCTTCGTCGTCTTCAGGAAATGGCATGTTAGAATCTTTTGGTTCTTCAATGCTTTGTAATTTATTATATGCGTCGGAACCCATTTCTTCCATTTCGTGAAACAAATCACCAAATATTTGATTTAATATTTCTTCATCAGTAATTGGTTTTTTGTTTTTGTTTAATTTCTTAAGCAACGCATTTGCTTCTTCTTCGGTTATTTCTTTTCTGTCTTCGGAAAGAACATCTAATCTTTTCATTTCCATATCATATAATCTAAAAGTATCATCTGTTGGATCTAACATAGAAGCAATATGTGTTTTAGGAATTTCTATTTGTTGAGAAGTTGTGTGTATTAGCCAATCTTTCAACAAAGTCATATCATAGGGTCTTCCTATTTTATCCATTAATGTGGTTGTACGAAATACCATAGGTCTGGTAAGAACCAGAGTTCTTTTATTTTTCTCGGTAACATGAGAAATCAATTCTTCGCCACTTTTTAATTTCAGAATTTTGTAACTCATTTTAATTCCTCCAGGCGTATCTTTGTAAGATTATATAAGAACTTCTCATTAGTATATATGTCTATGCGTTCATCCATGTGACGGAGCGCATGGTTTCTATATTTTTTATATCGAAGATCATCACCTATATCGTATATTGTGACTTTATCTTTGGTGTCGCTTTTTCTCAATCCTCTTCCGATAGATTGTAATACTCTTACTACTGATTTAGATGGCGAAACGAATACAATGTTGTGTATGTTCTTAATATTTATACCAGTCGAACATGTTCCGTATGAAGCAACCAAGATGCTATCTGTTTGATTATTTACTATTTGTCTTATCTCTTCTCGTTCGGATGCTTCCGTACCACCGTATATGAAGAAACAAGACTTGTTGCAATTCTTTTTAATTTCTTCATATAACGGTTTTCCGTGCTTATCGACATAATTGAATAGCACTAAAGTATTTCCTTTAAGATGGCAGCACAAGTTTACTATGAATTTGTTTCTATTTGTATTTGCAACCAACCACTGTATTTCATCAATGTATTTTGCTTTTTTGATTTCATCTATTTCCTCTTTTGTGTATTCAAGCAACAAACATTTGATCTTTAAATTAGAAAGAAGATTCTTGTCTATGAGAGATTTGGTTGAAGTCACATTATAGACTGGCCCAAATAAACCTTCTACTACTAGTTTATGGACATGGGTTCCGTCTAATGTACCTGTTGTTCCAATTCTATAGGGACAGTCTTTCATCTTTGACATCAAGGTAGTCAGTGATTTTGCTTTAAACAAATGACACTCATCACCAAAAACACAATAGATGTTCTTAAAAAAGTCTTCTTTCATTTTGTAAATACTTTGCCATGTCGAAATGATTACTTTTTTATTTGTTTGTTTGTCTTGTCCCGAATATACCACATGACATTTTTTGATGAATCCGTCTTTGTTAGAATAATCTTTAAAGTCGTTGAACATCTGGGCAACAAGACCTGTGGTTGGTACTACTACTAATATTTGTTTATTCTCTGGTATTATTTTTTCTAAACATCTGATTAGCATGTAGATTATCAAAGATTTACCACTACCAGTTGGTGATATCAAGAGTGTTCTTTGTTTATTCAGTGCATGTTTTACTGCTTCTATTTGGTGTTCATGTGGAGTAATAACACTCCCACCCGAATAACATGTTATTGTTTTTAAAAAAGAATCTATATCTTCTTGTTTTATTGTTTGTTTTGGTTTTGGATTAAACTCTACTTTGTAATTTCGTTCTTCTGCAAATTTAAAAATGTAATCCAATAATCCTGCATATATTGTATGAGTTAGACTGTTAAACAATCTAATTTTTCCATCCCATACTTTATTTCTGTATGCAGGAGTAAATTTAAAATTAGGAACAGTAAAAGTAAAAAACGAACTTAATTCCTTTGCGACTGAACGGTCGCAATCAATTTTAACATTGACTGAATCTAGTTCGTTAATTGTAATCATTGTCCCTGTGTAAATTTAACCCAATCTATGGCAGCACGAATGTTCCATATACGATTGCTTATGGATTTAACCGTACTTTCTAGATAATTTATTTTCTCTCTTTGCAAATCAACTTTATTGCATAGAAGAATAACATCAGAATCACTTTCGATAAATTTGTCTAGATCTACTCGAAGTATTGAAAGATCAAAAGCTTCCCATCCTAATTTGGTCAATTGCTCTTCTGACATTTTACCAGAATAGTATAGCCATTTGTTTTTCTTTAGAACTGCAAGATCCGATTCAAACTTTTTTAATATGAGTTTTTCATCCATCAATATACACAAGTATTTGTTGTGTAGTTGTGGTACATTCAAACTTTCTCTGTCAAGAGAAGTAGAATCAATCTTCATATCCTGTTCAATCATTATTTTAATATCGCTAAGTTTTATGCTCATAATTACTATTATACCACAAATATCAATAAAGGTCTTCTTTTACTATTTCATAATGTGTATATGAAAATGTAGCAGTTGCCATTAAATTATCTACATCTTGAATAGAAACATCAAAATCTAAACCAGAAAGACTAGTAGGGTAGACATCATAAAATTTAAAAGTTACTATTGGTTTATATGCGCTGTTTAAAACATATAAACCTGCTAATGCTGTTTTTTGTTTTTCTTTTAAACGATCTAACATTCCATCGTATGTGCTTAAATCAATTAACCAATTGTGTATTTCTCTCCAATTAGTCATCTCTTCATCAACAGAAAACCCGATCTGTAGATCTTCATATACCAACTGAGTACCGGGTCGGTTAATATTAATTGATGTTGGATTTGATTGCACGGATTGACCAAAACCAATTGATGGTATGTTTGCTCTTTGACAAAAGAACATCATAGAGGGCAATCGGTTCATAACAAATATAAACTTATTTCCTGTGAGAAAATTTCTATTTGTTGGCTGAAACTCATTTTCTATGAGCAGATCGCCTGGAAGTTTCTCACGGAAGGAGGCTGGTAATTGATTTAAGTAGTCTACGAATCCCATAGAAGTATTTATAAAAGAAAACCGGGAGCATTTCTGCTCCCGGTCTTCGTGAACTCAGTTGTTCAGATCAATCAGGGATTACCACCGAAGTAACCACCAGTTTGACCGTGCAGGTTCTTGACGCTAAACAGTCTGTAGTAGACATTTGTAGCGGCGTCTAGACCATCGCTGTTACCAGTGATTTGGGTTCTGCCCTTAGCGAATGGGTTTGCGACCATTCCGTAACGGGTCTTGAAACCAATCTTTGGTTGGAATGTATCTTGCGATACTGCACGAACCATTTGGAGCGGAACATATGGGCAGTAGAACATACCGGCGTCATATGGGGAAACTCCCTTATAACCAACGAGGCAGAAATCAATACCTTCAGCGACGAATGGGTCGATATAAACCTTGAACTTACCATTCAATACACCGGCAAAGACATTTCCTGTATCGTCAACATTCAAATTGGTGTTGAGAGCAGGAGAGAGGTTCAAGAAACCACCCATTGCGAGAGCAGATGCGACATCGGCGCTGCAAAGGATGAAGTTACCCTTTCCTCTACGGGTTTGCTTAGCGATCAAGTTTGCTTCGCGTTCGATTTGGAACATCAAACCACGGTAGCGTTCTGCACTCCAACGACCATCGGAGTCGTTGAGAATGTCGTATACACCGTTTCCACCGCCAGCGAGGTCGGTGTTTGCTGCACCCTTCTTCGCAATGAAGTAAACTGCGCGGATGATTTCGCGGTTGATTTCATTGAGAATTTCTGTGCTGAGAATGTTCGCCAACTCAGATTCAGCATCAAGTCCGTGAACGGCCTTGAGGTCTTGTGCCAATTCTGTGGTGTATTCTGCCTTGAGGGCGCGTGTTCTTGCTTCGACGGCAACGCGCTCAATGCTGAAGGCCATTTCACGGAATTGGTAGGTATCGTTAGAACCACCAAGATTTTCTGCTTGAGAAGTGATCATTCCACGGAACTTGGCCCAATCAGAAATTTGTGTTCCAGAAGCATTGATTGGGGTGACACCGAGGGTGTGACCGGCAAGCATGTTTGGGAGACTATAAGCACCAGATGCACCAGATGCACCGGAGAACTGGGACCAGGGCTCATCAAACATAGCCTCTTCACCTGTTTGTGATTGATATCTTGATCTCATTGCGAAGATCAAACCTGTTGGTGCAGTCATTGGTTGAACGCCAGCGATGTCGTAAGCAACGACATTGGGCATGGCGCGACGAACCAACGAGATGAGGATTGGGTCATAACCTGCAAGATTACCAGCAGAAGATGTGGCAGCAGAAACGCTGAATCCACCACCCATTGCATTGGCGGGTGCTTCTGTGAGCATTTGCTCTTGGAGAGCCTTCTTTTGGTTCTCTAAGAGAACCGCGGTTACTCTGCGCTTGTGTACATCTCCGATATTTGGAAGATCCGAATGATTTATAATTGGATCCCATTTTTCTACTAATGTGTCATACGGTGTTGTTGAATTAAAGTCCATCTTTTTCTCCTTGTATACTATGTATTAATTTGTATTTTTCTAAATTACTTTTTAGAATTTGTTAATTTTAACTGATTGCTAAGTGTTCTTGCATACGCTTCCATGAGTGGATCAGAACCTGTTGGTTTTGTATTTGGTGTAGTTGTTTCCTCCGTAATAGAACCATAATTTGGTGCTAATGTGTTGTTGACACGATTATTCTTGCCAAAATAAGATTCTTTCAGAATTTTTACCTTGTCTGCATACTGTTCGACACTGTTGAATTCTAAATTTTCTGAAAGTTTCGCAAGTTTTTCTACTTCTGTGTCGGCCAAACCATTGCTGATTTCAATGAATGATTCGGCACACAGATGTGCGAGTAGTTGATTCTTGAGTTCCATGTTTTCTGCCAATGCGGAATTCGCAGCATTCTCTAGTTCAGCATTTGCGGCAAACAGATCGTCTAACACATCATACTTCTCTTGAGGAACATCAATGAAACTGTTCTCGAACAATTCCTTTAGTCCCAGAATGAAGTTTTCAGCGATCTCTGTGCGGAAGCCATTTTCAATGGCCAACTTGTTTTCGTTTGACCATTCTTCTACAACATAGGTCAGATATTGATCAACATGTTCAACTATAGAAGAAATGTTATTTTGTAACTTCTCTTCAATAATTTCCTTCGTTGCTTCCAACATCGATTGCTCAATGATTGCAACTTTCTCATTGAGTGCAGCAGTAAAGACTGTTTTAATCTTTTCCACAAACTCAGGAGAAGCATTTGCACCCTCAAAGATTGCATTGAGAGTATCATTGATATCTACTTCGAGTTGTTCGTTGCGTGTAATGGCTTCCTCGTCGTCTACTTCCCCTGCTTGTGGGTTTGCTTGGACTTGAGCACCAGAGGCAGCAGCACTACCATTTGGTCTAAGTGTTGCCTTATTTGCTTCTGAGTTACCATTTGTTTGCAGTGTACCGAGTACTGCACCTCTTCCGTTTGCATCGCTGTATAGGTTTGGCGATGAAAAACCCATATCTGTTTGTTGTTTATTGTCTTGCACGATATATTTCCTCCACTTTTTGGCAATTATATTTAGTATAAACTAAATTTTCACAATACGATTGTGTACTTATTTTGTTAATCTTTTTAAAATATGTGAACCAAGCGGCACATTTAAATTATTTTTTCTGTTTTCGGCAGTAGTTTTTCCGGGATCATAACTATGAATTGTACTTACCATTTTATCAACAAAGCCATTTGCAATTGCACTTGTTACTTTGCCTAATATACTCTTTTGACTAGAATCTTTAGGAAAAAGATTAGTTCCTGTCGGGGGAGTTGAAAGATTTGCATTCATCATCTTAACTCCACGCACTCCTGCTCTTATTGCATTTTGTGCTCCCCTGAATGCTCCTATTGCAGATGATTTTATTGCCGCATTTCCGACTGCCCCTGTATTTCTTACTCTCTGACCTTCCATTGATGAATATTGCTTATTACTAATAAATTTTCCCCCTACTCTGGGTTGAGGAGAGGTTCTATTTAAAACATTAGAAACATTTCGATTTGCATCTGCTGCTACTTGTGTAGTATTACTTATAGTGTTTACTGCTGCACGACCTGCACCTACCACACCACCTAAAAGTCTTGCGCCTGCTCTACCAAGCGCAGCTGCAGCAAAACCAGGCCGGGAAGCACGAAAAATAACTTCAGAAAGTTCCTGCTGTCTCTTCCATTCGTTGAACTTTTTGATTTCTAGGAGATTTTGTTTACTGATATTCATCAAAGTCTTCTTAGGAAATCTTCAAATAATGAAATTGCTTTCTTTTCTAAATTTCTTTTAGATGTTTTGGTCAATTCTTTGTGATAACCATCAATTATTTTCTCTTTGAGAAGACCATTATCCCATACCCATTCTCTTCCTTCCATTATGCCATTTACAAATGCATTTGGAGCAGATGGATCTGCAACAATATCGATAGCAGAAAGAGAAAAATCAGGTTGAACTTCGTTTACTTCGTTGACTTTCTTAAGAGAACCCATGCCTCTGGAGGAAACTCCCAACAAAGCACCTTCGTCAATCAGATTCTTTACAATGTTTCCCATTGGAGTTTCTGTAAGAATCTTTGCACGACCAACGAAATCGTTTCCATTTTTGCTCAAATTGGTGATCATGTGTGAAACACGATCAAGATTTACTGTTGGGCCTTGTGGATGGTTTAGTTCACCAAGTGCTCTCTTCTTTACTATAAAGTTTTGTTGATATCTACCTATTTCGTTTTCCAAAATAGGCAGTGGATATTTTCTTCCATTACGATTTACGGTTTCTGCCTGAAGCATAACGCCTTCGAGGAAGTAATTTTTCTTTCCATCCTCACGAGACTCAACTATTGGTTTTACTGTTTCTATTGTCTCAGTTATTAGCTTCATTGGTTTACCTTAAATGTTTTGGTTCATAAAACTTTCAACTACTTGTTGAATTTCTTCTTGTGTTAACTCATAACCAGATTCTTTTTCAATTTGTTCAATGATTTGGTTGAGGGTTTCTTGGAGTTCTTCTTCGGTCAATGACTCATAGACCTTTTTCTTTCCTTCTTCTCCGTCTTCATCTTCCTCTTCCTCTTCATCTTCGTTTTCTTTATTATTTTCGTCGTCTTCGGTTTCTTCCTCGTCCTCTTCCTCTTCGTCCTCGTCTTCTTCTTTTTCTTCTTTCATAGAAGCGGATATTTTTTCTCTACGATTCTTTAAATAATCATCAGATTCATCGGAATCGCCGTCATTATCTACATCTTCGTCCTCATCACCAACTGGATCCATCTTTTCATTGAAAACGGATGGAGCAAATTCAACCAATTGTTGCTCTAAGAGCTTTCCCATCTTTTCATAAAGACTTGATTGAATAAGTTTCTTACCCTCTATGAGATTGTTATTTAAAATGCTGTTTACTGCTTTTTCTATATTTGACATGTTTTTCTCCTATTTCTATATATTAATTTATATTTGCTCAGATTGGTCGGTGCCTTCAGGATTCATTTGCTGTTGTAGCATTTGTTGTTGCATAATTTTTGCCTGTTCTTCTTCAATTTCCTGATTCATTTCGTTGATTTCCTCATCGGTTTGTTTCAGGATATGCTTACGAACCCATTTGGCAGAAAAGAATTGGTTTGTGTAATTTGCCATTACATTTAACATATCAACCTTTTCTCTCATTATCTCATTTTCTTTGAGTTCGTTGAAGTGAGAATCTTTGTTCCAATCAAAACGAATTTCTTGAGCCAAGTTATTCCAATCATTTTCGGTCAAAATGCCCTTTAAAAGGCATTGTTTTTTCAACAAATCAAGGAATAAGAATGAGAATCTTTTTCTCAGTTTTTCTATGAACTTGAAGAATTGGACTTCATCTCTGGTAATTTCACCCTGTCTTCCCATATTAAACCCAGTAGAGGTTTCGAGTCTACTGATTGGGACATTCAACGCTCTATAGACTTTCTTCAGAAGATAATCAACATCGTCCATTTGACCCAAATTCTGACCACCATCTAGTAGCGATATTTCGGTTCCTCTGTTTCCTTCTCTTCGTGGAATCCAAAAGTCCTCAAGCATAGACATATGATTTCTTTCATCTTTGATCTCTCCTGATTTTGAATCATATGTTATTTTATTTCTATACTTGTTCATCAAACTGGAGATGTATTGTTCTGCCTTTTGTTTGGGTAAATTACCGACATCGACATAAAACACTCTACGCTCTGGTGCTCTTGAGATTCTGTAGATAACAACGGCATCTTCTATTTGCCGTAACATATTTACAGGTCGTACTGCTTTTTGGAGATATCCAATTACTCTTTTGCTTCCGCTATCGACAACACCAGAGTGAACATAACAGATAGAATCCACTGATATTTTAATACCAGCAGTAGTAGTTGGTGTTACTGAATCTTTATCCAGATCGGTATAAACATAAAACTCTTCAATATTTTTAACCAATGCAAGATTGACATGGTTTACATTTTTAACTTCTTTTTCAACTTTTCTGACCTTTTGAATTTTTGTCGGATCTATAGGTCTAAGTTGTTGTATACCCTTTTCTGGATTTTTTGTGTCAATAATGATATGATAAAATACTTTAGAATCGATATACCATCGTCTAAAAATATCATCTGCTTTATTGCTAAAATCTAAAAGTCTTTGAATATTTTTAAATTCTTGATGTATTTTTGTTTTAATATTATCAGATATAGTATCAATATTATCCAAATCTAATTTTACGCAATCATATTTGTCATCAAATACAATTGAGTCGTTTACTATATCTTGAATTGCTCTATCGACTTCTGGATATAAAGCCAATGATCGATATTGTTGTATTTGGGTGTTCTCTTGTATGAGAGCACCACCAAAGTCAAAATAACTACTGAAAAAACCACCACCTTCTACGACATATGTTCCATCGTAGTCTTCGGGCGCAACAAAGGAGGGCTGGGACTTAGGTGGTTCCAGCCCTCCAAATTCGTTGTCTTTCTGTTGAGATTCTTGCTTATCTTTTTTAAATGAAAAGCCAAATATATCTTTGAAAGCCATAATATAAAATTCTCCTTTAAGTTACTATAGTATTTATGTCTGTGCTGTTGGTGTTGATTCTGTTGGTGTACCGTTTCCGTCGCCTGGTTCCCAGAAATCATATGCCATCGTCACTGTAAACTCAGCAAAGGTGTCCGTCATGTCATACGACATATCAATTGGAGAAATATCTATTGGAAAACAATGTCTAAGTACATGAGATTGTGTGTGTCCGCTATCAGCATCGCTTGATACGGAATTTACCACATCTCCATGATAAACTACCCAATCTGATGTTAAACTATAATCCAATATATGCGATTCGCGGTGATTCATCAAATTTATCCATTTTTCAAATGTTTGTTTTAGTATTTGACCGGGTGTAGATGAATCATATATTTGAATTGACCAATCGGCATATGTTCTTTCGCCAGAAAATTTAACAATTCTACCCTGCCAAGCCACAGGTATTACACCTATGCTAGATCCAGGCAATGATGTTGCTTTGCAATAAACATCAAATCTTGCAGTGGTATCTGATGCGGGTTGATTGCTTATATTCTGTGTAGTTACTGCTGTCGGAAAAGAACCAGAAATTTTAAATCTGTTTGGTCTTGTTCCGAAAAAATTGTGTCTAAAGTCTCTTATTCCTGTTGCCATTTTTGTTCTCCCTTATTTTTGTGCTAGATCTTTATAATCAATCACATTGGACTTGACAAATTCTTGTTTGTGAATGTCAATCTTACATAATTGATTGCGGTTACTGGTTTGACCAAGATATCAGCAACAAATATTCTTTGTTGAATCAAATCAGGGGTGTTATTCGAAGAATCACAAATGATCTTATAATCACTTACTCCTCTTTGTCCCTTAATTTGGTTCAATGCACTATCCGCAGCAAGACGGAATCTTGCTCTGGTATTTTCATCATTTTGCTCGAAGAGTATTGCTCTTGCAACAGGAGACAATAGTTTTCTGAGGAAGATGAATAGTCTAGAAACATTGATTCTAGAAAGAGTAGATGTATCTGAAGCGCCAGTCTTATCACCAAACAATATGGTTCCTTCGCCTGGGAAGGTAACGACTGGATTAATTCCGGCATCAAACGCTGTATCCTGTTGTGCATCTGTTAGATTTTGCTCTATACGAACAACATTTAGAATTCTACCACGGATTCTGCCAGCGGGGGAGAACCAAGGATAGAAGTCTCTGTCTGTTCTGGCAATGCATCCCGCGACATCGGCAGATACATTTGTTCTGATCAAATTACCTGCGGTATCAAAATGCAACTTATGTCCCCATGTATGAACATATTTGTCTGTTTTATAGTTTGCATTTGCTCCACCAATTGAAGAAGGAACTGCATCACCTGTTCCACAAAGAACTCCAATTGCGGCAAAATCAGTGCTGGTTTTTGCATCAATAACAGTTCCAAGATCGGTAATATGTGCATCCGAAGTACCACCGTGGAACATAACATCAAAATCTATTTCATTTGGTTGTAGTGATGTATAAACATTTGTTGTGTTCGCAGAAGCTCCCGTACCGCCGACATAGCAAGAAGCACCATATTGTAAGAAATTATGAACCGCCCACCATTCTTGTTGCCATGATCCGGCCGTAGTATTTGTTGCAGAAATAAAAGCAGCAGCAGATGGGCCGATAGATGCAGTCAGAGTCGCACCCGTCATGCTAACTGGTGACGCAGCATTTGTATTATAAGTGTAAGTTCTTAAACGAGTAAACCAGTCATTTATATTGCTTGTAAATAAATAACCTTGTTGTTTTTCTGAAGTTACTCCCATTTTCAGCAAAAGACCGTTGCGAGAAACTAATGCTCCTACTGCTGGTCCTAAAACCTCTCCAAATGGGGGTGAAAGTGATTCGTCTACTATTCTTACTGTAACATTTGGTCTTGCCATTTTATCTTCTCCTTGATAAAGTAATAATATATGTCAGTGATATGTATTGTTTTTTACATTTTCATGTAAACCAGTGTTTCATATCTATAGGTGCGTCAAATTCCACTTTTTTCAGTGGTTTATCGCTTAAGATCCAATAATCTTCGCCTATTTTTTCTGCTTTTTCTGGATCTTGACCACCATCATCAAAAAATCCAAAAGGCATAATTTCTGATTCTATTTTTTCTATTTCGTGTTTATACATGTCCAGACGAATATCCAGATCTGTCAAATTTTTGAAAAAATCTTGTCTGGTTGCCCATGCAAAGAAAACAAGACACATTACTAAATCATCGTTATGTCCGTCGTCTGCTTCGAAACTTGTTCGTTTGGCAATAAAGGTCGTCAGTTCGTCTATTATATCTATGTCTTCGACTATTAATTTATCTTGCTCAATAAGATTCTTTAAAACAGAACAACCTAGCTTTTTGACGAGGGTAGTGGTTCGCACACCCATCTGCTGGTTGCGATTTCCGAACTCTGTAATGATTTGACCTTTTCTGCCTAAAACATTAACTTTGATTAAATTTTCATATTCAAGATCAGTATACAAAATATCTGCCACTTGACCACCTATGTCATTGACCTCAACCAAACAATAAGCATCATTATACTTTTTGCCAATTGATCTGACTATAGACGGCAACACCAAGGG